CTGGTAATGACCCTAACGTAATAAACTTTGTAAATGCAACGGGTATTACAAATACTACTACAATAAATGCATTAGATACATTAGTAGCAACATTAAAATTTAATAACATTTGGGATAAGTTATATGCAGTATATCCATTTGTAGGAGGCGCGCAACAAACCAACAAATACAATCTAATTAATACAGGTTCTTATCTACTTGCTTTTACTGGAAGTTGGGATTATAATGATAACGGAGTATCTGGAAATGGTACAAATACATACGCAAATACATCATTTATTCCAACCTCATCAGTTTCAGATTTTAACAAAAATAGTTCAATCGCAATTTATACAAGAACAGATACAACAAGTGGTGGATATGATATGGGTGTTGAAGATAATGAACTTGATAGACTTTATTTAATATCTAAAAATCTTTCAAACAAATCTGCGTATTCCATTTCTACTGAAACTCAATTAGTATCAGCTGCTGACCAAAATGGAGCTGGACTATTTATTGGAAATATAAGTGGAAGTAATTCAAATAATAAAAAAATATTTAGAAATGGCACTTCAATTGCAAATCAAACTGCAATAATTTCATCATCAGCAAACCATCCATTGTATATAGGAGCAAATAATTTCAATAATACAGGTGTAAACGCATTTGTTTCTGAAAGTTTCTCTTTTGCATCAATAGGAAAAGGATTAACTGATAGTGAAGCTTCAACTTATTATACCATAGTTCAAAACTTCCAAACTTCGTTAAGTAGACAAGTATAATCAATAAAAAAAGGTTTACAATTGTTAAATAATAAAATAAACAAATAATATGAAATTAGAAACGCAAAATTCGTATGTAACCAATCCACAATTCGTAGGTGGAGCAGCAGTAACCCCAACTGGTTCAGTTGTAGGTTGTACTCCTGATAATCCTCAATTTGGTTTTGTAGCTGGTGGTTTGTATGTTGGTAAGCAGGGTGATTTAGTTGTAAGAACATTTGATAGTTCAGTATTGACATTTACGTCAGCATCTGGATTTGTACCTGGTATCTTTACAGCTGTATCTTCTTCTTCAACAGCACAAAACATCATTGCTTTGAAATAATAACTTATGTTAAATCTAAATTACAATATAATCGGAGCTGGTGGTTATGACCGTTACTCTAAGGAAGAAGCTAAAGGTTTTATTCCTTTTCAGGTACAATATCTTATTGTAGCTGGGGGTGGTGGTAGTGCCGGCGGTAATAATAGCCTTAAAGCTGGACAAGCTGGTGGTGGTGCTCAAGTAGTAACTGGTTCATATTGTGTATCTCCATTCCAAACTTACGCAGTAACTGTTGGACAAGGAGGTATTGGTGGATTAAGAACAGCAACATTCCCAGCTTATACTGGTTCAAATGGCGGAACATCATCTTTCGCTGAATACATCGCATTAGGTGGTAATGGTGGATATATACAAAACGAAGTAACCCTATCTTTCTTCGCAGGAAGTGGTAGTGCTACACAGCCGATAGCTGGTAATGGTGGTGAAGGTTCTCAATGGACTTATAACTTAGCAACATCATCATTCCCTCCATACCCTCCATTCGCACATGCAGGTGAATTAATTTCATCTTCATACTATGGTGGTGGTGGAGCAGGATTTATGGTTAATCCTCCTGTAATTGAATACCTCATAGTAGGTGGAGGTGGAGGTTCATCAAATTATAATAATATCTCAGTAAATTTAACTCCTGGTGCAGGTTGGGGAGGACAATCTATCTCAGGTTCTTTTACATCATTTGCAAATGAAATTTATGCAGTTTCAATAGGTAGTGGTGGACCTGGTGGTACAGGAGCTATATCAACTGGTTCAGCTGGTACTGGTTCATTTATTTCTGGTTCATCTACTGTTCTTCCGTTTTATTCATTCGCAAGTGGTGGTTTGAATGGTAGAAATGGACCTGGTTATGGAAATAATAGTACAGAATCACAACATGCACCAATTAGTTCAAAAGATGGTGGATATGGTTCTCAATGGTTAGATGGATTTTGGTATGGTGGTGGTGGTGCTATGGCACAACCAAGTCCTATACCTGGTAATGGTGTAGGTGGTAAAGGTGGTGGAGGTAACGGAGGTTTCTCTTATAATTTAACTTCATGGAATAGAGAAGGAACTCAACTTATTCCACAATATCCAAACACAAATACGGGTGGTGGTGCAGGTAGCTATTCAGGTGAACCAGCAAATGGACAAGCATCAGGTTCAGCAGGTATTGCAGCTTTTAGATATTTAGGCTCTCCAATAGCAACTGGTGGTGAAATTATATCATCTGGTTCTTACACTTATCACTATTTTACAGCATCTGCAAATTTCCAAATAACAATAGACCCATTATTAATTTACCCTGGTTTACCTGGCGTAGGTGGTGGTGGAGTAACTGGTTCAAACGCAACACCTAATACAGGTGGAGGAGCTGGCGCTAGTTTCTATTTTAGTTCTGGTTCTGTAGGTGGAAGTGGGTTTGTGGCATTAAGATACGAAGGAGCACCAATAGCAGAAGGAGGACAAATAACTGTAACAGACCATTACACATATCACATATACACAGCAAGTGGACAGTTTTACGCAATAGGAAATGAAACAAATCCAAATATTAATCCTTGCCCATAAACAAAAAATTACTATAAATTAATATATAATTGTTAAATAACTAAATACAAATAATATGAACGCAACAGAAGTACTAAAAAGGATAATGACAACTTTATCTCTTACAAAAGAGGAAGTGTTATTTACTTACGCAAAACTTGCTGATGGTACAATCTTAGAATCTCCTACATTTGATGTTGGTGAATCAGTAGATGTAGTTACTGAAGATGGAAAATCTCCAGCACCAGCAGGCGAACATGAAGTAATCTTAAGAGATAGCGAAGGAAACGATGTTAGAATTAAGATTATGGTGGATGCTGAAGGTAAAATCACTGAAAGAGAAAACGTTGAATTAGCTGAAGGAGAAGTTGAAATGGAATCAATCGCTGGTGGTGACATGGGTGATGACGAGGAAGTAGCAACTGAAGAAACTGCTGAACCAATCTCTGAAGATGAAGATATGAAATCAGTAGTATCTAAACTTCAATATAGAATTGAAGAATTAGAAAAGAAATACAATGAAATGGTAAAAGAGGAAGTTGTAGAAGAAGGAAAGAAAGCTGAGAAAGTAGAAGCTGAACCATTACCTGGCGATAAAGCTGAGAAGATGGCTGCTGTAACTGACGAAGATGAGGAAGAAGAACTTCCTAAATTGGATGGCGCACCAATTGATGAAAATGCACCAAAACAAAACGGAGTAAAAATGAATAAGAAGGCCGCTGTGGTAAATACACAAAACACTTTCTTGTCAAAATTATATAAATAAACAAACAAAATCATTTAATGATGAGAAAACAACAAAATTTCGCACAACCTGCAATCACCACAACTTACGCTGGTGAATTCGCTGGGAAGTACATTGCAGCAGCGTTGTTATCAGCTAAGACATTAGATAACCAATACATCACAATCATGCCGAATGTGAAGTTTAAGAGTGTTATCCAAAAGATTGCAGTTGATAGCATTGTAAACGATGCATCTTGTAACTTCACAACTTCTGGTACTGTAGCTCTTACAGAGAGAATCTTAGAACCAAAAGAACTTCAAGTAAACCTTGAATTATGTAAGCAAGAGTTCGTAGATTCTTGGGAAGCTTTACAATTGGGCTATAGCGCATTTGATGAGATTCCAAAAGATTTCAACGATTTCTTAATCTCTTATGTAGGTGGAAAAGTAGCACAATCTACTGAAATTTCTATCTGGCAAGGAGCTAACGCAACAAACGGACAATTCGGTGGTATTTACAACGCATTAAGTTCATCAGTAGTAGCTGGTGGTACTAACGCTCCTGTAACTTCATCTGTATCTGGTTCTGTAACTTCAGCAAACGTATTAACTGCACTTAGTGCATTAGTTGATGCTATTCCGCAAGAAGTTTATGGAAAAGAAGATTTGATGATTTATGTTCCAACTAACGTAGTTAAGGCTTATCAACAAGCATTAGCTGGTGGAGCACAAGGTGCAAATGGTTTCAACAACCAAATGAACGTTGGTGAAAAACCATTGAACTTTAACGGTATTGAGATGGCATTTTGTCCTGGTCTTGCTTCATCTGCTATGGTAGCAGCTCAAAAATCAAACTTATTCTTCGGAACAGGTTTATTGAGTGACCATAACGAAGTAAGAGTATTAGACATGGCTAACTTAGATGGTTCTCAGAATTATAGAATCATTATGAGATACACAGCTGGTACTCAATATGGTATCGGTAATGACATCGCTATCCATAAGAACTATTAATATATTGAATGAGTAATAGGAGGGTGTAATTCCCTCCTTCATTCTAATATCTTAAAAAACAAACAAAAAAGAAACAACTTAAAAAAACTAAAACTATGGCTTGTAATTTAACACTTGGAAGACAAGAACCTTGTAAAGAAAGCGTAGGTGGGTTAGCAGGAGTTTACTTCGTAAACTTCCAAACCGGTTCAGTAGTAAAATCTGGTGATTTAATCACTAATTTGAACATGTCTGGTTCTAACGCATACTTCTATGACTTAAAAGGTAACTCAAGCTATACTGAAACTGTAAACACTTCTAGAGATAATGGTACTACATTCTTTTCACAAGAATTAGTATTGAACTTAAAGAAGCTTACAAATGAGATGACTACTCAATTAAAGTTGATGGCTTATGGTAGACCACAAATTTTCATTCACACAATGGCAGGGGATACCTTGTTAGTAGGTGAAAGAGAAGGTGCAGATGTAACCGCAGGTACTATTCAGACTGGTGCAACATTAGGTGACCTTTATGGTTACTCAATCACTTTCACTGGACAAGAGCAGTTCCCAGCAGGGTTTGTATCAGGTTCTACATTCAATAATCCATTTGGACTTGTAACTGGAGCACCAACTGTGGTGTACGGAGCAAATCCATAATATTCAGTATAGAAATGAAAGAATTAAGGGTAGCACTAAGTGTTACCCTTTTTTATGCTTATCACTATAATTGTTTGTAAAATTGTTAAATTATAAACATAAAGAC